AAACATAGAATCAATCTTGTCATATACCGCCTTCATTTCATCAACTGTGATCGCAACCATTTCGGAACCTTCAATATCAATCTTACAGAAATCGACATGTTCCAAATTATATTCCTTTAACAAAGAAGAAAAGCATAATCCCTTAACATTAATAGTTTCGCTGTTCTTTACCACGTCAGATTTCACGATGCTATTTTGTGTGGAATTTGTTTCACACAATCTAAACTCGATATCACCATCCTTGTCAGACAATGCATTTTTAGCAAGTTCAACATTATCACACCCCTTCGTAATTTTCTCAAAGAGTGCTTGATGAGAGGGTGTTGGTTCAACTGATACGATGCGCTTAGCGCAATCTTTCGCGTACAAAGTGAATAGACCAATGTTTGCGCCTATATCAAGAATAGTGAGATCACTCTTTCCAGATAAAAATTCGTCATAAATTCTATCATTATTTATTTGGTTCACAATAATACGACCACAATTTTTATCGTCGGTAAAATGATTCACGATTTCATCGTCTGTCGCATCTATTTCAGTGACCGTCTTATTAGCTCCAACGATATACATCTTTTAATAAAAGTGTGTGCACATCTTTAACTAGTATAAAGCTCTATGACTATCATTTATTATGACTAAAATTGTATTGGTCACAGTAAATGACAAACACTACCAAAAGTTGGCGGATTTGACGGTCACAAAAAATAGAAAATTATACTGCGAAAAACATGGGTACGAATTATTACACTTTAATGACGCCGCTGAATCTATCATAGGAAAACCATCTCAAGCCGGAAATCCACCAATAAAAGATGATCACATTCCAATTGGATGGAGTAAAATATACGCAGTCAGACACGCCATGCAAAAATACAAAGATTCTGAATGGATATTTAGTTCAGAAACAGATGTCATGGTGACAAATATGGATATAAAGTTAGAACATATCATCCAAAAATATGCAGATGATAACACACACGCCCTCATCGCTGCCGACTGCAATGGGATAAATTGCGGAAACATGATCATACGAAATTCAGATATAGGGAAAGCGTTTGTGAACACTATCATAGCCGGATTACCATTCTATAGAAATTGGTATTTGTTTGAAAATCAACTCATACAAGATCTATGCATCGGTTCCCACTTAACTGAACAGGGTATGAAACCAGGTGGAACTTTGTGGGGTAGAGTTATAAAAGTGACCCCACAAAGATGTTTTAATTCATATGATTATAAAAACTCACCATTCCTAAAAAATAGACCAAATTATAACGACATCCTTGGCACAGATGGTCAATGGCAAGAAGGCGACTTTATAGTACAATGGCCAGCTACGTCTCTAGAATATAGAATAGCCGCAGCTAAAAACATGATAGATCTAAAATTAATTAAAGGTACACAATGATGTATTTTATATGAAGATCACATACGCCATCACCGTATGTAATGAATCTAGAGAATTATATTCGTTGATATCATTTTTGAAAAAGGTGATTGATCCAGAAGATGATATAAACGTTTTGGTAGATTCACTCCATTCTACAAAACAAGTTTCGGATGTTCTAGATCATTTCAAAGATGACATAACACTCAACAAACGCGAATTCTCGGGTGACTTTGCAGAACACAGAAACTATCACCTAGAAAGATGCACAGGTGATTACATATTTGTTTTGGATGCAGATGAAATGCCAAATGAAAAACTCATAAAGATAATCAAGGACATGGCCGAAGAAACAGATGCTGATTTGATAACTATACCGAGAATAAACATACACCCAGGTGCAACTGAAAAATGGCTAAAACAAAGTGGATTTGTCACAAATGAGGTTGGGTGGATTAACTGGCCGGATTACCAAACCCGATTTTTTAAGAACAAACCTGAAATAAGATTTGGAAGACAATTACACGAGACAATTCAAGGAGCTAAAACCCATTGCTCCGTAAAAGCTATACCAGAAGTTTCGATTTGGCACATAAAGTCAGTTGAAAAGCAAGAAAATAGATGGGACAAGAATGGCAATTTCATAGTACCCGACAACACACATATCTATGACAAACTCATGTAATTAAAGGTTAGGTTAATTTTTTATAAATAATGGTTAAAGTTATTATACACCATCTCGGTCTTGGAGACCAAATTATGCTCAATGGGATGATCAGACATTTTGCAGAGGATGATATCGTTTACACCTTTTGCAAAACGTGTCACATGGAATCGGTTGAGTTTATGTATAGAGACAATAAAAATATACGATTGATACCAGTGGATAACACAAATCCACAAGAAATTTGGTCTAAAGTACCAAAGGGTGAAGATGTACAAGTGATACCACTCGCTACCTATGGCATGGATGATAGATCGTGGTCCATCTTTACAAAAATGACAAATTGGGCCCACGGTGTTTATTTACAAGCTAAGGTAAATCCACTTTACATGTACACAAAATTTAGGGTTATCAGAGACAAGAGTACGGAGCTTCCCCCGCCGACAGATAATGATTACATATTTGTGCACGATGATCCAGAAAGAGAACGAAATATTAAAGTTGAAACGGATTTACATGTATATAAACCACACTCGAAAGTCATAGATGAAAGAAAGGAATTCTTTCAATGTGATCACCCCAATATATTTTCGTATATTGGTCTGATAGAAAAGGCTAAAGAAGTCCATTGTATGAACAGTTCATACAATTGGATGATTGAACTCATGAAAATCGGTGATAAATCTAAAAATTTCTTTCACACCAAAATTGCACACTTATATTACACACCAGACACAGTTAAAACTGTATTTAGTGATAACATGTGGACCTTTCAGTAACTCTTTTCTTCAATTATCTCCGATGCAGTTTCAATATTTATTTGCTTTTTAATTCTAGCTCTTTCATCATTAAGTATGTGAATTTGTTTAGCACACTCAATGAATGATTCACTATATAATCTTTCTTTGGTAAGGAAACGTATCTTATCTTCACAGTGCCATATCTTTTCGTTTACACTCTTGAGATCTCGTTTGAGTGAAGTAGAAAATTCCAATTTTCTCAAAATATCGAGCTCTTTTTGTACATTTACCAATCTCGATTCATTTTTGATCATGTCCATCTTTATTTCAAGAATCGTAATTTTATCTATAAGTTCACCGTTTGATATGTCAACTTTCATTGTACATTTAAAATATTAAATCTTTAACCAAGATATTCCGGTCCAATACCGTTAAATGTTGCAGGACCCTGCAAAGACTTCTGAATAGTCTTCTTGCCTCTAAACAACATGAAACCGCATACAAGCAACATGAGCGTGTTTATAGCCGCAGAGATACCGGCATAAGTGACCTTACTCTTCTTATCGCTTGGATCGCATTCATTTATGACATTTATCAACATGTAAGAACCAACTGCACCCATGAGAGAGAAAATCACATAGAATGCCGATAGTTCAGCAGTGAACAACTGAATAGTAAAAAGAGTCACAACGACACCGATCGCCATCGCGAGAGTGTGACTGAAATACCCCTTCATATTCTGAAGCTTTTTGGAATCTTTTGCACCCGAACATTTGTTAATAACGTTTATCGCCAGGGCGGATACGGAAATGTAGAACACAAGAAGAAATAAAATAGAAATCAAAGTCCCTGTTTTCATCTTGAGATCGAACGTTTGCTTTTTCAAAGCGACGGCAGTAGACACAACTGGACGAGAGCTGGTCACGGTGTCAAAACCTCTCCCCACGGACGCCGCAGTGGCTTTACCAGCGGCACCCATACTAGTTCCAAGTCCCCTGGCACCAGTGAGAGCACTCCCACCCATAGTCTTAGCACCTTGTGAGAATCTCTTCAACATTGTATATAATATCTCTAGAAATTAATATTGGTGTATCATAGATGAGTGCTAAAAATATTATCATAGTAATGCTCGTGATGTGCTGCATGTCATCGATCGCAGGGGGTGTGGTCGCATACAATGCGAAAAGTAGAGGTGATATAGAGGGCACAGAAGAATTCTATGTACAAAAGTATGAATTGAATAAACTAAAAGGTATACTCGTCGACGCCGTCGCAGCTGGTACAGAAATTGTACCACCCCTAATGACCAGAGCTGATTTTAGTACTACGGACGAATACGTCGAATACTTAGAAGAATCGGCGATCATGGAAAAAGATCGCGAAGAAAGAATAGCTCGATCTCAACCACACATAGACCGAATCAAGGGGTGGTGTGCGAAATACAAAGATGCAGTTGAAAATTTCAGAAAGTCTACGACCATAAAAATTACATACTTGAATGGTACACAAGTCACACCTGAGCAATTTTATGTCAGGTACATGGAAGACGTTTCCAATGCGGGTAAACTTCTCTTATTTAAAGTGTGTGCACAACAACAATAGATGCACGTGACAGACTCTATTCGAATTTTGTTAATGCTCCTGTCTCATGTGATGCAAAAGACAGGAAGATTGACGTTCGAAGAAAAATGTAAAATGCTCGAATTCATAGGTACCGTTGCTAAACACACAGAGTTTAGACCGAGTCTTTCGAATTCCGACGAATCTGTGCAATTGTATACAAACCCAATATTACACCTAGAAGAGAATAAAGTGCATAATAGTTAGAACCATTTCTAAATTGATACACACTCCATATGCTACTCGCTATTATACCGGATACAATGTACTGCATGTCATAATCTTCGACATTTTTCATATTGTATACATCACTGAATTCATTCATGATTTGGTATAAACCTATCGACGTAGCCACAAAAAAGAGAATGTTGTCTACGTTCATTATAATTGCTAAAGAAAATATTTGTAACATATATAAAATGAGCAGCTCCCCAGAAACCGTCCTCGCCGGATATGGCACTTCAGAAAAGTCCAAAGAAGTCAAAATCGTCGTTGACCGCGTGAAGGCACTCGCCAACCGTTACAGAAAGACTGGTATCAACAAGGAAAACATCTGTGGGGTCGTATCTTCTCTCATGATGGAAGTTAACAAGATCAAAGTCCTTCGTGGCCCAGAAAAGAAAGAACTCGTCATCGACTTGATTTATTCCATTATCGAAGACATTGATGATGGTGAAGAAGACTCCGAGCTCGAAGTTGTTCTCAAGAAGATGGTCCCACCAATGATCGACAGCTTCTCGGTGATGCTAAAGATAACTAAAGGTTGCGGTTGCTTTGGAAAGTAGATGAAGTTTCCGTCTCTGGAAACCATGGTAATGTACGGTATTTACACTATTAGGGATTTAATCCTGTATTCAGAAGATAAACTTGTACAAAGGAACATTCGCGTACTCAATGAATGCGATACATGTTCGTTTGTATTTGAAGGTCACGCGTGTGACAACTGTAACTCTATTAAAAAGGAAGATCGTTTAGTACTCAGGTAAAAATGCCAAGTTATCCGATTGTTACAACGCACACGACGCGTCACTTTCGCGCTTTTCGAAAGTGATTGCATATGCTGCGCAGAACGCAGAATGATAAAAGCACTCAAACACGAATGCCTAAAGCGCGGCAATCGAATACACCAATTTGCTGCCTGGGTAAAAAGGAAATTTGGTACACTCGTCATATACAGGAAAACGAGTTATGGAAATGGAGTTTCCCTCCCGTGTGTTTTGTGTAGAAAGGTCATAGAAAAATACGGGTTACGTTGGAGAGCCTATGACGGGGAAGCGTGGATAGATAGTTTTAACTCTAAACACATACCCAAATCAAAACCAACAAATAAACAACGCAGACTTTTAAGATTTGGGCTTAATGATTAGACCCAAGGCAGATTCTAAATTGTTTTGGTTTCTTTTTAGCGGCTTTTCTCTTTTCAATTTAAGAGTTTCATTCTTACCAGTCGATCTGTTTATTTCATCCATCTTTTTCGTGTTTGAAATAATCGGTATGACTCGGTCTTCTAATGGTTTCTTATCTATTTCTCTAGGTTTCTCTTTGTCTACCAGGCTATTGCTTCTAAATTCTTCTATGGTGAGATCACCCCCAAACACATCTAACTGCTCTCTCAGGGGGGCCATAGTTATGGACCCAAGTTTGTTATACAACTTTTTACGCATGATTATGATGTTACTACATATGATACCACCACGCGTAATTCCATATTTATCTATGGCGTAGCGCTTCATACAACTCCATGAACAGAATCCCCCACATGTGTAAAATTTATTACGCTTTTCATCATATTTGTACGGCAATTCCAGGGTTTCCCCTTCGAATGGATGACAACACCACCAGCACCACATAATATAAATTTATATATAAGTCTTTAAGTATATATTTTTTTCTCAGTACATGTCAAAGTCACCATGGGTGGAGGAGGAAGTACCACCATCAAACAGAATCTCAATATGTCCATGGTAAATGAAATGCTGTACAGTTCCGTAGAAAAAAACGAAAGTATAACAAGCAATGACATAGAAAATGTCCAAAATATGGAAATTGAATACGGCACCGTCATTGGATGCAACATTGAAACACAACAAACATCAGAATCGAGTATCATGACGAAAACGAGACAGATTGTAAGCAGTTTCAAATCTGTAGAAAATGATATTGCTTCGGCCATGCAAGCTCAGGTGAGTGGTGCACTCGATAAGCAAACCCAAATGGGTAACTTGCAATTTGGTGACCGCCAAAACATAGAACAAAACATAAACAACGAAATAAAGAATGTTATAACTACAGAAATGTCATCTGAAAATCTAACAACCGTTATTAACAACGCTGTGAATATACAAAACCAAAAAGTTTACATAGACACAGCTATTTGTAATGAGGGTGAAACACACAGTTTTAAACAGGATATTTCAGCAGACATTGCCGCACAAACTGTATCTGAAAACATTCTTTCTGCTGTATCCCAAAACAAAGTGATCAACGATATAGTCGCAGAAACAGAAGCCACATTGTCCACAAAGGCTGGTGGCGTTGCTGAAGTTGTGGATTCCGTCGGTAACGCGTTTTCCGGTCCATTCATGTACGCCGCCATCGCTTCCGTGGCGTGTGCACTCATCTTGGTAGTCGCATTGGTCGCACTCGGTAGGTCTCCAGCTGGTCAAAATGCGATGAGAAGTGGTAAATTTCCAGGTATGAAATAAATTACATTTTTGTTCTCTGTGGTGTACTGTGACCACTAAAAACAAAAATACATTTACAAAGATTCAAGGTGCTTAATCAAGGCGTCTCGTTTGTTTGCCTTCGCGAGTGGGATGATTCGCGCGAGTTTTTCTTCGTCGTTGGTGGTTTCCTTAGCGAGACCATAAACTATGTACGGATTAAGGAACTTTTTTGGTGCGGATTCCCTCACATATTTGAGAGCTTTGGAGTCACCAGTCAAATTTTCTCGCATCCTGATGGATGTCAACCACATCACTACCAACACGAGTGATACGACCAAAGCTATGGTATTAAGTCTCCCGTTATTCATTACAGTATATAAAGAAATAAATTTTCTTTAAATTAATGATTTTAAGCATAGACGTAGGTATACGTAACTTAGCCATATGTCAATTTAACGAGGAGTCTAATCTAGTCATGAACTGGGACGTATCGGGTGTCCCCCCAGAATCTAAAGATGGCATATTCATATCCATGCGAAACCATCTAGACGAAAGACCGTGGGTCTTAAAATCGGACATCATTCTCATAGAGAAACAGCCCGACCGAAACAAGAAAATGAAAATGGTAGAAAACTTTTTACATGCGTACTTTGTCATAAAAGCACCTAAGTCCGAAACCATCATTTACGATGCCAAGTTTAAGATTCCAGACGTGTGTGGCCCGGGTAAAGCTCAATATCTCAAAAGGAAGAAAGTATCCATAGAAAGGTGCGAAGCGTTTTTGAATGACAATCCCATCAACGCCCATTGGCTCCCAGTATTCAAGGAGTCTAAGAAGAAAGATGACCTCGCAGACACGGTGATGCAAGCCATCAGTTTCACGAAGCGTACGGAACCACTCAAGAAGACTGTGAAAAAGAAAGTCATTCCAAGAAAACCTAATCAAAATCAAAAGGAATCTAAATACTCAAAGTCTAATCTTGCGTGGATTTACCTTAACAAACCCGAATGTGAATGCCTCGAGAAAAACAAACGGTTCATGAAAGACTTGAGAAGATACTACAAGGACATAGACGGATTGAAAAACGATTTAGACGAAAAATATCTAAAGTAAAGTAATGCTCAGATATGCGGCAACATTCAGGGAACTCCCGCGTGTTTTAGAAATCATACACAAAAGAGGTGAGAAGGTCATCGTCGATTACGCGAAGGAAGACTGCAAATTAAGAGACGCGTTCGAAGTCATGCGCACCACAGAGAGTGTCATCAAAACACTCCCACCGGAATCCATGTGTGCCATAAAACTCACGAGTTTTGGTTCGAGAGAGTCGAAATCTACGGCAAAGGACTGCGCACACTCCATAATAAAAACGGCGAAGAAACATGGTGTAAAGATTTGCATAGACGCCGAAGACGTGTTGTACCCAGACATATGTTACGATATGATGGCGGAACACAACACACGAAGTGATGTTCATGTATACAAGACCTACCAAATGTATAGAACGCGGGCGATGCAAGAACTTCTGTGTGACATGGATGACACACAAAAGGATGGGGTCATGCTCGGTGCAAAGCTTGTACGCGGTGCTTACTTGAGAACACAAGAAGGCCTGTTTTCGAATAAGGCAGACGTAGACAATGAGTATGCGAAAGCGATGGCGTACTCACTCGTGTGTCCACACGTACACACCATCATCGCGACACACAATGAAAGGTCTCTTCGTTACGCGACGAGGTTTGACAAAGAACAATACGTGACCGCACAACTTTTAGGAATGGGTAAAAACATAGGCATCGATTACAGATACGTCCCTTTTGGAAACATGATAGAACTTACTCCCTATCTGCTAAGGCGCCTGAGAGAAAGGATGTCATGGAATTAAAGATTTAACCCGTTGTATAATTAATCATGCAGAAAGATGTCTTGGATCACGGATTTGTTCGCCTCGTGGACCACATGCCTCAACAAGATTTGGATGCGGCCATCGTACAATCCGCCCGAGTCTCGTATGGAGATGGGACTAAAACCTCAAGAGGAGATCGTGGACTTATTCGATATCTCCTTAGACACTGGCACACCACACCCTTCGAAATGGTGGAATTCAAGTTTCACATCAAAATGCCCATCTATATCGCTCGACAGCATATGCGCCACCGCATGGCCAGCATCAACGAACTCTCCGCCAGATACTCCGTCGTACCCAAACAGTACTACGAACCCGACGTTCTACGCGGGCAATCCAAAGTAAACAACCAGGGTTCGGAAGGTGTCGTGGATGTCGGTGACGAATTATCCTCTAAAGTTTCTGAAAAGCTCAATGAATCGTTTGAGTTGTACCAGGACCTTCTCGACAGGGGCACGTGCCGAGAACAGGCGCGTGGTAACCTTCCACAATCCACGTACACGGAATTCTATTGGAAGATCAACCTTCACAATCTCATGCATTACCTCCACCTACGCATGGATGAACACGCGCAAATGGAAATTCGTGAATACGCGAA